GCTTGTGACTCATCGCTCGATGGTTCGCGCTATGTTGCTGTTCGTGCAGCTGTAGATGATGTTGGCGTAGTGCACGTATCGGTTGAGTTTGTTGTTCAGTCATTAGCAGAGTGTCAGCAGGCCATGGTTGAGGCTTGTGCCGAGCACCCAACACTTGGGCTGGCCGTCACCCCGGCACTAGAACACCATGTGCCTTTGCCGTTAATGAGGCGAACAAAAGTTGTGGGCTACGGCGAGTTAATGCGCTACACATCACTGGTCAGAGCACAGATTAACGATGGCAAATTGGTGCACCGAGGTGAGCAAAATCTTGCCGAACACATGAACAGATCAGTAGCAATTATGCAGAGCAACCAGTTGGCGCTGAGCAGTAAGCGTTCCCCTGGGCCTATTGAGTTAGCGCGCTGCACCATTTGGGCTGCCGCTTTAGCATCACGACCTAAGCAAGCAGGTAAACCAATGATGGTGGTAGTCAGTCGCTAAAGTGTTGGCGGTACTGCTCTGGGCGTTGTCGGGATGAGCAGGGCAGTACCACACACACCCGGCAGAAAGTGGCATACTACCGCTATGGGTATTTTCAATAAGCCAGTCACAAAAGCCGCTATCTCAACACCAGTAGTGCAGGCCGCTGTCGGGTATGCATTGCCAGGCATCAGCCGAAACCCCATTGACAACTTCTACAACTACCAAGAAGGCACAGCGCGCCAGCGCGCCATGACCATTGCAACTGTCTCTCGATCACGCGATTTGCTTGCTTCAGTCATTGGTTGTATGCCGCTAAAAATGTACGGCGAAATGTTTAACGATGCCACAGGCGAAATGGAAGAAATACCACTGGCCCCACGTTCATGGCTACGCCAGCCAGACCCAGCCGTGACCTACAACTTCCTAATGGCCTGGACACTTGACGATCTGCTCTTTTACGGGCGCGCATTTTGGTATATCACCGAGCGCACACAAGACGGCTTTCCCTCAAAATTTCAGCGTCTCCCAGCTGGAAGCATTGTCACAATGGACGAAACAGGCCCAGTGTTCTTTCATCCTTCCAAGTCCATTACCTTTGCCGGCAATGAACTTGACTACCGCAATGTCATCCAGTTTCTTAGCCCCATCCAAGGCATTGTTTACAGCTCTGATCAGACAATCTCTACAGCTCTTAAAGTTGAACAAAGCCGATTCAAGAACGCACAGTCAAGCCTTCCTAGTGGCGTATTAAAACAGACTGGTGGCGAGCCATTAAGCGCGCAAGAACTGTCAGACATTGGTGCAGCGTTCCAAGAGGCTCGACTTACCAGCCAGACCGCGGTACTTAACGAGTTCCTCACCTATGAAGCCAGCACTGCCACACCAGACAAAATGCTGATGATTGAGTCAGCCCAGTATTCAGCACTAGATCTGGCGCGCCTATGCGGTGTACCCCCGTACCTTGTAGGCGTGTCCACTGGTGCTTATGCCTACACAAGCAGTGAGCAATCACGCGCTGACTTGTACATCTTTGGCGTTAAGCCATACGCCGATTGCATTGCGGCCACACTGAGCATGAACAATGTTTTGCCACGTGGCACATATTGTAAATTTGATTCTGAAAGCTATTTAGAAGAAAACTATGTAGCCGACAAAATGCCCGACACCGAACCAAAAGAAAACACCCAGGAGTCCCTCGCATGATGCGTTTTACCAGTTCCACATTCTCAATCGATGCCGCACAAGACGGCTCACCTAAGCGAACCATTACTGGTGTGGCACTGCCATACAACACCGAGGCCACAGTGTCAGGTGGGCAGACAGTTTCTTTCTTGCCAGGCAGTTTGCCAACAGAAGGCAAAGCCCCAAAGCTCTACATGAGCCACAACGCTGACATGGCTATTGGCCTTGTCACCGAGCGCACAGACGATGAAGAAGCCATGTACTTCACAGCCAAAGTCTCAACCACAGCCCTAGGCGATGAAGCCCTAACCTTGGCAGCCGATGGCGTACTTGACTCAGTATCGGTAGGCGTAAACCCAACCAAGTTTTCGTACAACGAAGATGGGGTCATGATCGTAGAAGCAGCTGATTGGATGGAGCTCAGTTTGGTGCCTCAACCGGCATTCAGCGGTGCTACCATCACAGATGTTCTTGCGAGTATCCCCACATCAGAGGATGAAGTAAGCAATAATACAGAAACGGCACCCGATGAGCCTGAACCCACAGAGTCAGAGGAGACCGAAGTGTCAGAAACCCCAGCCCCAGAAGTAATTGAAGCATCAGCACTTTTTGCTCAGCCAAAACGTGAATTTCCTATGCCATCAGCAGCCGAAGTTCTTGCTGCCTACCACATTGGTGGCGACACCTACAACAAAGTTAGTGACGCTTTCAAAACAGCACAGCGCCGTAACCAGACAGCATTGCAAGCCGCAGCTGGCGACATTGTTACAGGCGACACGCCGGGCCTCTTGAATATTCCGGTGCTCGGTCCCCTGTTTCAGGATCTGAATTTTGTGAGGCCTGTGGTCAGTGCATTTGGCGCTCGCTCAATGCCTACAACTACTTCTCGCCAGTTCGTGCGTCCGACCATAACAACTCATACCTCAGCAGCCGTTCAAACAAACCAGCTTGATGCAGTGTCAGCAACCACCATGGTCATTGCAGCTAACACAGTTACTAAGGCAACTGTCGCTGGACAAGTGACACTGTCTGTCCAAGACATCGACTTTACAGACCCAAGCGCCCTTCAGCTTGTATTGAATGACCTCGCCGGTGAAGTATTGATCAAAACTGACGACATTGCAGCAGATGCACTTGTCGCTGGTAAAACAGCATCAGGTTCAACATGGACTGTCACAGCAAACGACCCATCAAGCTTAATCGAGTCTCTGTATGACGCAGCACGCGAAATTACTGAGGACAGCAACTTCTTCCCAACCCACTTGTGCGTGTCACCCGATGTCTGGCAGAAATTAGGCCAACAGCTCGACGGGTCAAAAAGACCTGTCCTTGGTTACACCACCAATGGTGTCATGGGACAAAACAGCATTGGTCGCGTAGGTGGCCTTGCTTACAACGCAATGGACGTATTTGGTCTTGACCTTGTAGTTGATAACAACTTTGCTGCAGGCACCATGCTTGTTGTTTACGCGCCAGGCTTTGAAATTTACGAATCAGGCGCATCTTTGCAGAGCTTCGAAAACCCATCAACATTGGGCCGTACGCTGAGTATTCACCAGTACTTCGCCACATTTGTTGCGAAATCAAGTTTCATTCAGTCCATCACAATCGCGTAAAGCGAAAGGCGGTTAGCCGCCATGGCTACATACACAGTCACTTTTAAGCAACTGCTAGACAACTATGCAGTGCTACAAACACTGACAGATACTGAAATAGAGGTGGGGCAATCCATCACTGTTGCCAGTGTTGCTGCACCCTTTAACGGCACGTTCGTTGTCTATGCCTTGCCCAAGTATGAGTACATTGGCATAGACACTGAAGGTGATCTGTTATTTGACAGCAATGTCAGCATTCCTAACCAGGTGCTCTTTCCTTGTACCGGCACAGACGTTAATCGCACAGCGTCAGCTACTGGCACGATTACTTACACGCAGAACTGCACATGGGTGACAGTGGCAGAACTGATCACATATTTGGGCGTAGAAATTTTGAATCCTTCAGATGACTACACGCTTGCTACTCAGGCCCGAAATGCAGCCAATGACTTTGCCTATCGCCGCCGCCAAGAGTCTGGGTACTTTGACAGCCTCACAACTTCACCAGGCCATGATGTCACGCTGGGTACTCTTATGTATGCAGCTGCACTGTGGCGCGCTCGAGGTTCCGTTCAAGACACCTTTGCCACCTTTGACGGAATGGGCACTGCAAGCGTCTCAGCGATGACTCCAATCGTTAAGCAGTTACTGGGCATTCACCGCCCACAGGTGGCGTAGTGGCCTTTACAGACCTTCTCAACGAAGCCATAGATGATGTGGCAGCAAAGATAGCCACAGTCTCTGGGCTGAGGGTCGTAACTGACCCCACCAAGATTGTGCCTAACTGTGTATTCATTGACGCGCCATCCTTCACCACCTTTGCAGGCAACGGCAACATCCTCAATGTGACGTTCCCAATCAAGGTGCTTGGCTCAGGCCCAGCCAACTTGCCAGTGCTACGCCAACTTCTCGACACCACAGCCAAAGTCATCTCAAGCAATGTAATCGTGATGAACGGCCAGCCCACTGCCTACGTTATTGGCGGTGCAGAATATCCTTGCTACGACCTAGTAGTATCCGTACAGGCACAGACAGCGTAAGGCGAATTATGTACACAATCATTAGTTCAAGAATCGGAACACCGGGCGACAAGTTCGAGCCTTCCGAGGACACCAACATTGAAGCCCTTATTGAAGGCGGCTTTATCAAATCCGACAAATCACCCACCAAATCTGCTAAAACAGAAGAAACATCTCCAGAGGAGTAACTCACATGGCCACAAGCACATACCTTTCTAACCCATCAGTCACTATCAACAGCGTTGATTTGTCTGACCAATGCACCTCAGCCACATTGAGCGTCAAGTTTGACGCTTTGGAGTCAACAGCCTTTGGCGGTTCTTCTCGTGTCTACACTGCTGGCCTCGGAGATCACGAACTCACTGTTGAGTTGTTCATGTCCTATGCAGCCTCAGAGACCTATGCCACTTTGGCAACTCTTGTCGGCACAGCCACCACGGTTTTGCTCAAGCCAACCTCGGCTGCTGTTAGTGCCACCAATCCCTCTATGACGTTAGTGGGTACTTATTTAGAAACGCTTCCAGTCATAGATGCAACTTTGGGAGAACTCAGTTCTATTTCGCTGACGTTCCGTGGCGGTGTTTACACTGCTGCAACTTCATAACAAAACCAACAAGGGAAACCCGACATGAAACTAGAGCTACGCGCAGACATGGGCGAAGGCCCATTCACAGTAACCACCAACCTTTGGTGTGTGACCCAATGGGAACGCAAGTTTAAAACCAAAGCGTCAGAGATGGCCAACGGCATTGGCATTGAGGACTTAGCGTTTCTTTGCTGGGCTGCTTGCCAAACTCACGGCATTGTCGTGCCCATTGTTTTTGACGACTTCATCAAAAAATTGGTCAGCCTTGACATTGTTAGCGAGGAAACTGACCGCCCTTTCTCCGAGGCACCTACCGACATTCTTTAGCGGGGGTGCTTATTGCCACAGGCTTCTGGCCACGTGAGATAGAGTTCACAACTGACGACCTCTCGACAGTCATCAAAATGATTAACGAAAGTCGGAAGAAGTAATGAGCGCAAATGTCGGTATTGAAGTTCTGGGCCTGAAAGAGGCACTCAAGGAACTTAACCGCATTGACCCAAAACTCAGGCGAGAAATTACCCGTGACTTCAAGCAGATTGTCAAGCCAGTAATTACCAAGGCTGAAGCGTTACTGCCCAGCGGTGCACCACTGTCGGGCATGGCACGATCATGGAAGGGCAAGTCAGGCGCTGAGATTATGAGCTGGATGGACAACCGGGTAAAAAAGAACCTGAAGCCCTTTACTA